CTCTAATGATGCGAATAAAACCGCACATACATTTCTCATTGTTGGTTTAAATCCTAACCCATTGTTACCCTCAATCTTTTTTTGTAATTCAGATGTTAAGGTATCTTCAATTTGTGTTCTTACTTTGGTTGCGTTGGTATCTAACTTTTGAATCAAATCAACAAAAGTACCTTCACCTTCAAAATACATTACCTTTTGAGGTAATTTTACAGGACCCGCTTCCGAATCCGTCGTATTATCGGGTTGGTTATTGACAATACCATTTATCTTTATACTTGTATTAGAAAATTTAAGTTTATTTAATTCAATTCTAAAATTTTCTGTTTCAGCACTTGTTGGTATTCTTTTTAACCTTTCTTGTAATGTTTTTTGTTCGTCAATCATTCCCAAGTCACGAATAATCGTTCCAACGGTGATATCATTATTAAGACCTGTTATTAGTTTTTTTATATTATTAATAGTTGCCGATCCACCACTACCTAACGTTTTGTTTTCAGATAATAATTTATTATATTCCTTTACTATTTTATCAAGTATAACCTCAGCATCTTTCATACTTTGTTGAGATTGTCTAACATTCTCTTTATAGAGATAAAACTTTTTACCTGTATTATCATAATAAAACAATGATGTATCAACATACTTAGATGACCACGAATTGAGATCGGTAGAATAAACAGAATTTTGATAGTTTATTAGATTTTTCTTATAAGAATCAACGTCAGATAATGAAGAGAAATCTTGTTTCCCAAATGTGGCCAATAAATTTTCTTCAAGTTTTTCTAATTTAATCTGTAATTGATTAAGTGTCATCTCGGGGAAATTCTCATCAACCAATCTTTGAGATTTATAATCTTGATAAACTTCTTTTAATTTTTGTAATCCTCTTGACGTTACAACTTGATTGACATCTGTATTAGTATTTCCATTAGTGAATAACGCAGCGTTTTGAGCCTGTGTATTAGATGGTGGTGAAATGTTATAAGTTGTATTATACATATGTGGTAATGCAAACAAATATGCCACCGAAGTTTCGGCTAAAACAGAGTATTTGTAAGCAACAAACTTAAGATTAACAGTATAATCACCCGTGGATCCTTGGAATGACGCTTCAAAATTTTGTAATATTAATTCATATCTTATAGCTTTACCATAATAACCCTTCATTGTTAAATAAAATGTTGGGTATGGTAAGTTAAAAAATGCAGCATATGGTGAATTATCACCTTTTTCAAATAACGCTCTACCCTGCACGTCAATTAACCTAACATTAACTACCGGTGTAAAACTCCTATCATTAGTTACCGTTATACTTTCAATACCTAATAGTTCAGTGTCCTGTATATTACCCGTTGTTTGATACCTTTCAATAGTGTTATTACCTTGTGGGTCTTGGAAAACTCTACCTTTTTGAAAGTTTTGATTAATTCCTTGACCTTTCAAACTATTTTTTCCTGTAATCTCATCGGTATATTCGTTACTAAAGTATCCTTTACCACCAGGATTTAAGAAATTAATTTGTGCGATTTTTACGTTTCGGATAGAATCGTCTAATGTGGAACCTTGAACAAGTTTTGTTCCCGGTATTACACGGGCTTCCAAATTAGCATACATGACAAGTTCTTCATGATTTACCAATCGTTCATCATAACTATTCCCATTAGTTCCAACCGTTTTATTAGGATCAATAATAACTATGTTGTCGTAGTCAAAATCTACTAGTATTTTTTTATCTGCCATAATAGAAGAAGTAATTATTCAATGCCGCGTTATAATCTTGTAGTGTCGCCACCAATGGAAATGGAACGTTTATTGTCGTACCATCGGGTATTGACCATTCTAAACCACCAAATTGTGGATTTGCTTGTAATATTAACCAACCAAAAAAAGGTGTGCCATAATATTCCTGTGATATCTTATCCATTCTACTTCTTCCTACACGATAAATGTATCTTTGATCCGAGTTTTTAGGTCTCAAAGGAACAAATGGGACAACGGTTTGACCACCATTTACTTCAAAATCCACATATCTATTATAATATTGATAACTCATAGTTTAAACTTCTTTTTAAGATTGTAAGGATTATCAGTATCGGCATCATTATTAGAATTAAACAATTTACTCAATCTTGTTTTATCATCACTACTTGGTGTAAAATCAGTCGTATATGAACAAGTCCTATCAACACCAACGTTTATACCAACAACATTTAGAATGTCTTTATTAATTGTGTTTTTATTATCATCAACAATACTTAATTCCGTATTATAAGCACTTTCAAAGACCGACTTCACCTTACCAAATTCATCATTTATTATTGTAAGTGAAATAGGATCTGTGATACCGTTAGTGATTGCACTCATAAAATTAGTATAATCATTAATATAAACACCACTCATTAACATATATTCTAACTTAGATTCCGGAGTTGTAAACCCAAATTTAGTAACAGGGAATATTTCAGAGTCAAATTTGAAGCTTTGAGTCACATAAGGTGGGTAATCCCCATCAGTTAAAGTAGTTATAAATTGATTACAATAGGTTCCTATTGTTGTTAAGTCAGTAGTCATTACCGAAAGAGTTGAACCCGTTATTTTATATAACTTCGGTTCTCCCTTTTCAATGAAACCATCTCTTTCAGTTAATACATAATTCAATTTATCTATTGTAAATACATAGTCTTGTTCTAACGTATTCAATGATTGAATTGATGTGGTAAGTTTAGTTAAAAACGTAGGTGCATATCCACTAACATAGTTTATGTAGTTCTGTTTCAAATCTCTAACTACACTATTTTTAACATTTCTGTTTTGTTCTAATGTGGATATTTGAGATAATGATCCATTATTGATTTTACTTTGTAATTGTGAGAAGAAAGAAACATACCTGGATTGAATATTTACAGGTGATCCAAATAGATTAACATCTTGTGGTGACGTATATTGATTGAACTTACCTGTGTTATATTTTAGAACATTCGTAACGTTTTGTAATACCCCATAATTATAATTCTTAAGTGTATCGTTTAAGAAATTATACACACCATTATAATAATTTTTAGACTGTGTAACAAACCCATCAAACACTTTAGTATATGATATATTACCATAAACCACGGTAGATGTTCCCGACGTTGCCGCAGAGGTTGTAGTACTCTTAATTTCACCAATTGTTGCACCACCAAGTGATGTGGAAACCGGAGTTGCTTGTGAAACCGATGTGGTTGTCTCAGTTTCAGTTAAACCTAATGCACCAATAAATTGTTGATTGAATTGTTCTCTATCTTCCGTTTTTTCAGCTCTTTCATCATACATCTCAGTATTTGCATAATAATTAAACGATAATGCGTTTTGTAATTTTTCAATTGGTTCTTTAAGTCCCGAACCACCAATAAAGTTAAAACTTAACGTAACATCACAAATCATCGGTTGCATACCAATACCTTCGGGATTCAAATCAAAATTTTCAAATTTGAAACTTAAGTTTGTTGGAATAATTTTAGTATTATAGAAATCACCAATTCTTAGCACCAACACAGGTGGGGCACCAAACGCGGTGTTTGTTGCAACATCCGTTACAGGTTTTCCATCCAAACCTATTGTTGGTATCGTATCACCCGGTCTTACACATTGATTTAAGAATGTCAATCTTGAATTTAATCCTTCAGGTGTCATTGAGTGAAACGTTGGATTAAAATATTTGATCTTGTCTTTGATTGAATCAAAAACAACAGGATCAGTACTTTTCAATATATCAAAATAGTTACACTCAGATAATAAAGATCTAACAATTCTCTTACTAACATCATTTTTAATTTTTTGTTGTATGGTTGTAGTCGTTACAGGTTTTGGTGCTTCCAATGGTAATTGTCCTGTTGTTTGTTCTTGCTTAGGTGGTACCGCACTTATTTGTGGTGGTGGAGGTGCTTGAGGAATATCACCGGGAACATATTTAATATCCTTAATTGCAACTCTTCTACAAGCAGATGCTTGAACGGAAAATATCTTATTGTATGGTATATTTTTAGTATCTAAGTCAGTACAATTATAACCCTGTGATTTAGTCCCTTTATTGAAACTATATAGTGTAGCACTTGATTCTTGCTCACCTCTCGCAGAACCCGAATCAATTTTCAATCTTCCCGAATCTATGTATGAACCCAAAACATTTTGGAAATAATCTTTAACACTATCAATTCTTCTTTTTGACAAATCAACGTTGTAACTTATTGTTGCAGGTGCGGACGCAGAACCAATTAAAGTAATTGTTATACTTTTAGCAGTCCCGTCATCCAAAACTTTCTTTATCTCGGGAACCAATTTATTACCAACAGTTGTGAAGTTATCAATAACAATATCATCAAAGAAATTTTGCATCTCAGTTTGTGTATTATTTCTTGAAGCAACTTCAATGAAGGTTGTTTCCTTACTTAATAAGAAATTATATTCAACATCATAAGCACTCGTTGTTTGAGTTAATCTCGTATTTGGATCGGGATAATCGTTGTAAAAATAAAAACCTAAGTTTTTAAACTTATCCCAATTTAATTCAGATGGTTTGGTTTGTTGAGGAATAATTGGTGCCGGTTGTGATTGATTAATCGGTTGTGTAGATTCCTGTGTTGCAGGATTTTGTGGTGTTGTTGTATTAACAATTGATTGAAAATATACCAAATCCGATGCCGGTATGGTATTATATGTTTGAGCCAATTCATACAAATCATATTCTTTACAACCCGCGAAGAAAGAATCAACGATATTATCAGCAGTTTCTCTATCAGTATTCGCCAAAACCTTATTAACAATAAGATTTAATATAGATGGGTGATCCACCACAATCTTAAATGATAATTGACCCGATCTTGATGTGTTTTTATAAGTATAAACAGGTTCAGGTCGTCCAATAAATGTATTTTCATTAAACGACGGTCTTGAATCCTCACTAAATGTTAAACCATAAGGTGGGAACCACATTATTCTACCCCCATTAGGACCTCTCTCACAAGCAGGAAGGTCCGACACTCTAAAACCTTCTTTATTTGACGTTCTCCAAGCCAAGTTTTCAATACTAAACATGTATTTGGTAACGTTTTTCTCAACTGCAGTTGGATTAACGTTGTTACTTGTCGGAACAATATTCAAATTATATGTTGAAGTTATTACAGAATTAACAAATTGATAGATACTACCTTTTTGTTTCTGTAAATTTTCATAATTAATATATGGTTTGTCCTTAGCAAACACCCTACAATATTCTCTACCCGCTTCCGTTCCCGACGCATTAGTGTAAGATATCACCCTAGAACCCTTAGTTAATTCCTTATACCCATCACTAAATACTTTAGATACTTGGTCAATTGCGTTACCAACGTGGTTAAGTCTCTTAGCACCATCGGGTTGTGAATCTATTAACCTTTGAGTATCATCTAAAATACTACCCGGTCTAAATTCATAATTAGTTGATTTACCCGCATTGAATTTATCACTAATACTATTAAATGTTGGGTTATTTGTGGTATAATCACCACCAGGTGCTACATTTTTACCCGCATTTTTACTATATTTCGGTGATACCCATGTGAACCCTCCTTGAATACCCCCCGCATCCTCATAAGATTTACCCGCAAAACCGTTTTGGATTTGTATATTATTTTCATAATTATTACCCAATACTTCAGGTCCATATACAGGAGCATTAACTTCTCTACCCGTTTCATCTTTTGGTATAGCACCCGGAGGTGATGTTAAAGATCCCGGATCTTGATCCTTTGAACCAACATAAAAGTTTCCTTTAGTTAAGTTTGATAAATTAAACGAAAATATACCACCTACGGCATCATCACTAAACGCGGGTCTAAACTTGTTTTGTTCAATGTTAGATTGTAGTTGGAATTTTTGACCCGATCCTGTATTTTTTAAGAATAAATCCGACGGTGTTCTACCTCTTGACCCTCTCGTTCCAAACGCCCCCGCAACCGCAGCACCAACAACCGTTTGTTGTGTTCTACCAAGGTTGTTCTGTGTCATATCCTCATCAAAATAATCACCCGGTATCGGTGATACAGGATAGTAAGTTCCTGCAATTCTGTTAAGAATATCCGCCATTTTACCAATAGCGTTTGACGGAACAGTAATTGTCCAATCTTTTGATACTATAGGTCTTTTACCCGCCAAAACTTGAGCCACCTCAAATGGATCTCTAAGTGACTCTAAGAATGTAAGTCTTCCGATTGTTTCGGTTCTAACATTTTGATCAACCCTCGCCTTTAAATTAGCCTTTAACGCAACCCCAATATCAAACCTTCTTGGTTCAGAATCCAAAGATAATGTACCATCCGACCCTTGTGGATTACTTGAAAGTAAAACCGCATATGGTGAATATAATGAGGGTCTAAAACTAGGTGGACCCCAATACGGTGCCAAAACACCTTTAGACCTTTGTATTAAACCAATATTATACGGATTTTGAAAACCTCCGGGAGGTCCGTATTGGTTGATAATTGACGATGCTTTTTGATAGGATATACTATAATTCTCAATAGCATCGATATATGGGGGAAATGGTCCATATTCCCCCTTATTAGGTCCCGAACTTACAACATTATTATAATTTATAGTTTTATTAAAACCACCATTAGGACCAAATTCATTAATCTTATATAAATTATCAGAAAAAGGACTGTTATCTATTAAAACATCAGGAGAATCAATTACACTATAATCCTGTAATTCGGTTGGGTATGTAACCGCACCACTTGGTGGTGTATATACGCCTGGTTTTCTGTAAGGTTTAAGATTCCTTACAATTAAACTTTTTCTAATGATCTCGGTTGCATTAAACGATAACGGACTAGTTCCCATCAATAATTCATTTTAATATAAATAGATTAGTAGCTATTTTTTTATTGACCCGGCGCGTTATAAACATCAGGTTCTTTTAATACTGCTTTAACTGCGTTTGAAAATTGTAAATTTTTAGCATCTATTTGACCAACAACTCTATTATCTTGCATAATATCCACCCTACCCGTTAATTGGACAGTAACGGGATCAACTCTAACAGTTTCCGGTTTCTTAGTTTCTTTAATACCTAATTGTTCTATAAGATCACTAACAATACTTCCAACCGCAGGAACAACAATATTTTCTTTAGAAATTTGTGTTTGAAATGTGGATGCAAAATCAATTGAGGATATTCTGTCAATACTTTTACTAAAGTTTTCAGAAAAATCAACAATAAAGTCGTTAAGAGTTGTTCCAAACTTATCGTTAAACCCTTCAAGGTCACCCTTAACTAAATCCTTTATTGCATCAACACCACCGGTTTCAAATCTATCTACTAATTGTCGTTGATCTCCGGGACGAAATGCCTGTCTAACACCTTCAGTAACAATTCTTTGACCTCCTCTTTGTATTTCAATAAGATCTTGGAACACTTTACTACTAGCAATCCCCGACACTCCGAAACCAACTTTAATCGCTGTCAAATTATTGTTCATCATTTGTTGTGTTGATAATTGTTCCGCAGCAAAATCCTCTAAGGTTTTGGCACTTGTTGTTTGTGCTTTTATCTTTTCTAAATCACCTTGTTGTAGTTGTGAAACCAATCTATCTTGACCATCAACTTTAACCGTAAAACCTCCTTTAATCTTATCAAAATTAGCAACACCCGACAAAAACATTTTTGTTTCTTCGTCAATTCCGGCAACTTTTAATTCTTTTGATACTTCATTAAGTTGAGCCCTTGCCTTAGCCATTTTAACCATGTTATCATAACTAAGTCCCGTTTCTTCGGAAATTTTCATTAAATCTCGTCTAGCAGCTGGAGGTATCTCAAATTTACCGGTTTCTTTATTCAAAAAACCCATTCTTTCAACCACACCACCAATAGCTTCTTGTAGTCCTTCAGTGTCTTCTTGTGCCAAATACATCAACCTAAACGGATCTGCTAAATCACCAACAGCAACCCCTAATCGTTGAAATGTATTTACCGCACTAATAGCACCTTCAGGGTCAAATACTTTTGACGCAAAATTAAATACGTCGGACATATCAATCTTTAGTAAAGCCGCTTTTGCCGCCATCCTTGCCAAACCATCAACACCCGTTTGAAATCCAAATTTATTAGCATTTGATAAATTATCACTAACTTGTTGAAATACTTGATTTGTATTTGCTCCGAATTTTCTAGCTTCAGATAATATGGTTAATGTGTTTTCACCAAAATTATTCATGGATTCACCAAAGTCAGCAAATTTTACAAAACTTTGTGTAATGGATTGAATACCTAAACCGGTTGCTGTCGCTGCCGCTTGGATCTCAACCATATTTTTAGCACCAACAACAAAACTATATTCAAGTTCAGAGGCGATATTAGAAATTATGTCAGCCGCTTTTTGTGTTAAATTAGCAACATCGGTACCTTGGTCAATAACCAAAGCCAAATCTTTAGATGCGTCGGCAATAGTTTTGGAAACCTCTCTATAAGTTTCCCTATTGGCAGTCATGTTCTTTTGAACGGACAGAGATTGCTCATCAAGATTTTCACGAAATTCCTGCAGATTTGCAAAAAATTGTTTGGTAAGAATGTCGGCCAATCCTTGTCCATATTTATTTAAATCGTCAAAAATATTTTGTGCCATAAACTTTATTTACAATAAATATTGATTAGTTAGTTTTGGGTGTTAAATCCGTGACCAACTTGTTCATCAAATATTTCCTAAAATAAGTGGGCATACGATAAAAATCTCCATAAGAAACATGTAGATGCTTCGCCAAATAATAAAATTCGTCAGATAATACTCTGTTATAATCAGAAGAAAGGGCGAAAAAACTCTGCCCCAAAGGCGATATTCAAATCTACCTTTTTTCCGGATGGGGCGATAACTGTTTTCACAAGATCCAATCTTGGTTCATTTTCATTAATGAATTTTTTAATGTATTTAGAATCCATAATAGGCATAGATTCAATAAACTTAATAATATTTTCAGGGCTAGTATCATCATTAATACTAATAATTGACTTAGCCAATCTTGTAGTCACCGTAGGTGCTTTACCCACAGGATACATCGCATTCATTCTATCCAACTCTGTCATATCACCCAATGTCAATGGTTTTAATTTTACCTTCACTTCACTTCTTGGTAAAGTTGTGGTCCATGTCCCATCCTCATTAGGTAATTGATTTGTTCGTTTAATATTTAACTCATCTAACATCACATTACCCTTAAACTCATTACCAGTCTCGGGGTCAATTAATTTGAATGTGTATTCGGGACCAAACGATGTGTTCCTTAAAAAGATAAGAATAGCTTCAATATCACCATTTAACAAATCTTCGGGTCTAATTCCCGGTTCATATAATTTTGATCTAATTAGTGTTGTTACTATGGAATCGGAAGGTGCCGACATAATTGTGTTTTCATCCGAAGCGGTCAAATATCCCACTTTCACAGATTCCTTTTTATTTTTATAAAAAATTCCTCTTGATGGTAAAGGCACCACATCATGTGGTAAATTAAAATCAATTTGTCCGTATTGTGTTGCGTCTTGCATAAAAAAACCGTAGAGTTTGGCTCTACGGTTAAATATAGTGTAGTAATATTTTTAGTAAATAATTAATATACCAAGATACAACGATCCATACGTAATGAACAAGATAGAGTCGCTAACTTATCATCACTATATGATGCTTGTGACCAAGATACATCAGTCAAGAAAGTATTTTCAAGTATCCACTTTTCAACAACAACACCCGTTGGATCTAACATCTCTAAGTCAATGTTTTTCTTATAACCCGCAGCATAACCCATACGACCTGTTACAGATTCAGCGTGCAAACGAACCCACTCCATTAATGCCTGTGTTGCCGATGGCCCAATAGGATCCACAAAATCAACTTTAATCGGGTCCCAATTGAATCTACCCGCAACGAATGTACTTGTATTTAAGAACGGTATTTCTGTACTACCTATTTTTATTGCCGGTCTTCCCGAACTCTGAACATACCATTCGTTAATACCCAATGAAGAAGGGAATCTTAATATAAATCGGTTATTCCTTTTGGGTTCATAAGGAATAGGCATTTTCATTAACAAATCAGCCATATCTTTAAATTTTAATCTTTTTTAGTTTTATATATAAATACTCGTCAAAAAGTTTTTCTATTTACTTTTTTTTTTGACAAACTATTCTCATATTAATATTTCTTTTTTATACCTCCGGTCGTTGAATAAGTTGTTAAATCAACTCCTTCGGGTTTATTTTTTTCAAAATGAGTTTTCATTTTTTCAACGTTTCTAATATCATCATCTGAAAATCCAATCATAGGTATGAACTTATTAGCAATCTTTTCTTTCATGAAAGCTCTTTTATGAATTTTCTTAGCAATTTTTTTAACGTGATCAATAAAATCATTCATAGCATCAATTTTACCCTCTTCGGGGTTTGAAGCACTTCCCGAACCATAACTAACTGGTGAAAATTGACACATATCTAAATATTCACGAATAATTTCATCATCCGACATATCTTCCATATCATCAATAGATCTGTAATTTCTTAGATTTTTAATCAAAAGTTTTTTATTAATACCATTGTGATTTGATACTATCATATTATATACCGATTCTTTCAGAGTATCGGGTTTGTGACCTCTAGCCGTTATAATAGCAAACACCGAACCACCATTAATCGCTTCAATAAAATCATCCCAAGCCGGACCAGTATCGGCAACCATTGAATCAATCAAAAAATCCTTATCACCTTCAGTTCTAAAGTTTCTAAATGGGTCATCTGCAAATCCTACAATAGTTCTACCTTTATATTTAAAGGGTTCTTTACCAATCTCTGTTCGGTACTCAGCAAAATCCTCCGTTCCCATAGGTACTTCATCCCCATCCTCATCTTCTAACATGATTTTGGTCGGCATATAAAGTAAATTATCATCCCAATCAAAAGCATAATACTTCATGTCAGGAGTTCCTTTGTCACCAATCCCCTCGTTAATGTATGAGGGAATTAGTGATTTTAGGATTCTATTTTTTAATAGATCTTTCATTTATTAGATATTTTCAAAAGACGCACCTGTTGGTGTAATTAAGAACTCGATATCAATGAATTCCAAAGATTTAGTTGGTTTAATATAAACTTTACCCACCAATTGGTTTCTATCCAAATCTTCGGGTGAAGAACTTACCGTAACTCTGAAATCATATAGACCTCTATCTCTTCTAATTGAATCCAAAATAGGATTAACCGCATCTAAGAAATCTTGTCTAACTTTCTCATCGTTTTGTTCAAACAACAATCTAACCGCAACCGCTGAAATTAATTTACGAGCTTGTAACAACAATCTTCTAACATTTAATCTGTCAAGTGCTGATTGTGCAACTTGTAGTGTTTTATTACCCCAAATTACAGTTCCAACATCTGAGAAAGTTGCGATAGGATTAATTCTTCCTTGATACAATGTATCTCTATCTGTTTGAGTTAGTTTTCTTCTTGCTTTTACCGAATTAACCAAACCTCTAGTATAACCCGCCGATGCGAACCAAGGGAAAGCTATATTATCGGTAAGTGCTAAGTTTCTACAAACCTCACCTGTTGGTGGAAGATAAATTTGTGTGTTATTAACAGTATCTCTAACTAAAATCCAAGGATAATAAGTTGATGTATAGTTAGAATCAATACCAGTATCATCCAAAGTATTAACAGCTTCAGTCGGATCAATGAAATCTTGTGAATCCACCGTTGAAACCAATAGGTCAATATCGGGAGTTGTTGTGATATAGATCGAATCCGCTCTATCTTGCTCAACCATCTCAATTGCGTTTTCAACTAAGTTACTGTTATTTACATAATCAATACCCGGAGTTGCGAATACGTTAATATTAGTTGCTTCAGGATTTGCGAATGTTTGAATACCAATTAAGTAAGCATAATAGTCAGTTGTTGCATAATCGGTAGTGTTATTACCATATGTATATGGTCTAAACGCACCCCAACCAGTTGCCGATGGATATCTTGTATCACAAGTAGATGAAACACCTTTCTGATATCCTGTACCACCTAAAATAAATTCATCACCATTAGATCTTCTTTCTCTATAAATGTCCCAACCATCAAAACCACCTTGAACTAAGAATGTGAATTTACGTGATTGTATTTTATAATATGGATTAGCGGGATCTGTTGGGTCTGTTGTGAAACTTGTTGATCCAACTTCAAATGCCGATGTTCCTGAAGATAGGTATGAATTTGCGATAGTTACTACCGTAGCACCACTATCCATGTGGAAACCTTTAGTTTGATAAGTCCAACTTGATGCCTCATTACAAATACTTGTTGGGTTTTGTTTTCCTTTATATTGGAACAAATCGGAGTCAATACCCAATTGTGATGAAAATCCTAAGTAAGTAGTTCTAACTTTATCACCACTTGATGTTGTTGAATTATCTGCCGAACCTGTAGCATTTCCAAATGGTGGGTTGTAAATAACTTCACCAGGGAAATCATACTTAGTTTTATATACAGGTTGTGGTGGTGTGTTTGATGTTGAAGAATAGGTTCTTTCAATTAAACCTTCAAAACCACAAGGAATGGCATCTACAGGTGCATCATAATTAAGCTCCAACATAATAAACTTAGAGTTTAATTGGTATTCACCATCAGAGGTACCAACTTTAACACCAATGTAACTATTTTGACTAGGATCCATTGTACAGTTTGTGAATTTCTCCAAAATAACAGGATTTGTGTCCGTATCGTAAAAATCCCTAACAGCAATATCAAAAGTTAAATTATTGAACGACATATTCAATATTGAAACTTTAACTTGTGTATTAGCAGCATTACCATCTGAAATTGTAATTACTTTGAAAAGTTCATACACCTGATTACCTCGAAGTTCTGAAACCACCCAAGGAGAACTTGGTGTTTGGTAAGGATCTAAGAAATAAGCCATAGTTCCTGTTGTGTTAGCAGCTCTCAACCCCGGTAACTGAATTAAACTTGTGCTTAGTCCTCTAATGTAACCTTTATTATAACCAAAATTCAACAAGTTAGGATAAATTTCTTCTACGAAAAGAGGAACTACTGTTCTGTCTTTACCAAAATTATCTTTACCCAATACTTTACTCAAATAGTTAGTTCCTGTTTGTTGCATTGACGCAATTAGTGTGAATGGTGTGGAATTTGAAGTTGTTAAACCTGAAATTTGGAATTCTGTGTATGGATTTTTAGTTACACCGCTATTTACATCTACCAAATTAACATTTGATTGAGCACTTACAACAAAATCGGGTCCCGCAACTCCGGAACCGTAATTAGAAACACCTCTTGATCTCAATGTTGCAACCACCATATTATTATATGCTGAATATGCAGTACCTGACCAACCAAAAGTTTGTCCCGAAATCGTTCCCGTGTATGATGTGTAAGATCCAGCACTTAAACCTCCCGACAATGAACTTAAGAAAGTTACAAAAGAACGACCAACATACGCATTGCCCGAACTGATATTAAACAATGAATAATACCAAGGATCATTTAAATAAGATGTGTAATCCTGAGATGATGCGTTTGTGTTATAAACACCTAAAACGTTTGTTGAAGCCGTGTAAGCACCTGATGTATATGTTGTGTTAGTTGCCGATGGTAAACTACCAAAAATATATGATGTTGCACCTGAATTAACTTGAACAACCGCAGCGGTATCATTACCAAAAACCGTTAATAATAAATTTTGTAAATCTGTTGTAAATGTTGAAGTACTACCATCTATTTTAGTATATGACGCATTTACGTCTGTATATGCTGACAATCCGTTTGTTAAAATATTTACAGTTCCCGTTGAGTTAGCACTAAATGTAACTGTGAATCCAACAGGTGTATTACCTGTAATACCAATTGTTGATGTATTTGGATTTGCAATCGTTTTGATAGTCCAAGATGGTCCTGCATCATATCCTGATAGACCTAATATTCTTGATACAAATAACTGATTTGATTGTTGTAAATATGATTTTGCAATATATGCCATTTCATATTTAGGAATTTGTGTGTTCACAAATTTTTCTGTTGAAGTTCCACCGAAATATGTTTCATACTCATCAAAACTAGTGATAAAAATTGGTTCGAAAGCGGGACCTTTTAGTGCCTCACCAACCAAACCCAATGTTGTAACACCAACACTTTGAGCAACAAAACTTAAATCCCTTTCTGAGGTATAAACCCCAGGTGAAACGAATACCTTATTTGCTGTAGCCATTATAATAAAAGTTTTTTAATTTATTTACCATAAATACTTTACTTTTAACCAAAAACCGAAGATAATATAAAGTTCATTATCTTTATTTCTACTAAAAATATCTTTTTTTGATATTTAACGATATGGATACCGAGAAAGTCAAAAACGTTAAAATAAGTAAGACCTCACATGATTTATTAAAATCATATTGTGACGACCGTGGATTAAAAATTTATAAGTTTTTGGAAAAACTAATTAAAGATAATTGTAAATCTAAAAAAGATTTATACGGTGACAATTAAACTAATACTGTTTTATAAACAATAAATCCATTTTGACCCGAATCTGTTAACACAACATCGGTTCTTAGAACATCCCCCGAATTTATCTCAAGAATTGGTGTTGTAATGAGAACATTATTAATGTAAGTTGAATACGATGATATATTACTTGAATCATTAACACTCATATTCACTTTATATTGTATGGTTCTTGTATCTGAAGTATAAGATGAATTAAAATTAATAGTAGTTTCAAATGTTTCAGGATTATCGGGATATTTTTTTCTTTTTTGGTTTGGTTTTTTACCATCCAACTCAAACATAGTGAATTGTCTTGAAATTGCCGGTTTTACTTGGAACTCGTTTTCGTCCAAAAGGAACCCTTGTAGTGTAAAACTGTATTTTTGTAAGTAGAATTTTCTTTTCTCAACATCCATAACCGATTCATCAACAATATCACCCCTTAATATGGGAATATAATGTCCTTTTATTACGGTATAAGCTTGTCGAGATGCGAATTTTTCTATAATAACTTTATTGAAAGAATTAACTTCTCTCATTCTGTTACATATAATATAAACGTTATATGTTATATCAATCGGAACGGGTTGTGGTATGGAATAAACATCAACACCTTTTCTAGTTCCATCCCATGTTGGAACCGCAACGTATTGATATTGTCTTCTATTAGGAATATTGAACATTCCACCATATGTTTGTCCAAATTGTACCTCGGGAACTCTAACCACAGTAACAAATGGTAATGAAACGTTTTTATCCAAGTCCTGCGTATCCCAAGTTTGTGTAAATTGTGCCCAATTTTGAGTTGTAATAATAAGATCTAAAGTAGGAACAATTTTTCCTTCACTTATAATTTGTAATTCATCCTTAACAAAATCCAAAAATCCTCTATCTAAGTCCGCATGAAGTATAGATTTTGGTAAATATGTCCCATCCTCATTGATTTTATCAAGAAGTTCTTGCCTTCTAGCCGGTCCAAATTTGGGTTCAACTAAAGGTAATGTTGGTATTATTTTCTTAGGTAACGCCATTATTATATTCCATTAAATTCATTTCTATTAACAGGTACCGCCACGAATGTTCTATAAAAAGGTTTATATCCGCCATAAGTATGTTTCAAATCTGAAGTAACACGACCATCATTAGCTACACTATAATACCTTACTTTTGATTCCGTTTCATAATATGCAATATAATCACCGTATTCTATATCAATACTTAATTCATCCAATTCTTTTTGATACACCGAAAACGTCATGTTACCTGGTTCCATTTGATCTAACTTACTGTTTCCAATAAATTTGTTTTCAGGTGCAACAATCTTAACATACGCTTTGAACTCCACAGGGGGTTGATAGGTAATACCACCTTCGGGTGCTTCACCATAAACATCGTCTTTTTTGGTTTTACTTTTATCCACTTTATATAAAACCAAAGTAAAGTTCATATCACCTTCCAACCATTCACGACCCATCTCAATATCTAAGTCGTAGTCTTCAGCTCCAAAAAACTTTCCTAATCTTGTTATCGGTACTTTACGCTCTGCCATATTGATAAATACTTGATTGTTTATTATATTTACCTTTTAAGTATGAATGAAATAAAAATCAATCAACCGCTTGAAATCAGAGCACTTGATGTCCTTGATAGTTATTCAGGGGCAAACAATTATATTATTAAATTAAAAATCAAAAAAGATACCAATAAAAAGTTCTATCCAACAAGAAACCAAGCGGAATATATCTTGGCTTATAAAGATTCCGTTCCAAAAGTTGCAAGAAAATGGGTGGAACTTGATATGTATTTTGCCAATAAATTTGCTGATGAAAAATTATTAACCGAAGTTCCAACCAAAATATGGGTTGAGAAGTTATTGGTTGAAAAAGATACGTCTTATCACATTTGGGGTAAGTATTTTGAACACGAGGAATTATATGATTTTTGGATTCCTAAATCAGGAATTATTAAAGATACTTCTGTTAAGGTTGTTATTGACTATGAAAAGTATTCACATAGACCGCCTCTTTCACACCAAAAAGAAGGTATTGAGAAATTAGTTGGAAATAAAAAATACATTCTTGCCGATGATATGGGTTTGGGGAAGACAACACAAACAATTATTGCTGCGTTGGAGACAGGGGTTGAGAAGGTTTTAATTATTAGTCCTGCATCATTGAAGATCAACTGGCAACGTGAGATTGAAAATTACACGGATAGATCGGTTGTAATTATTGATGGGAAGAAATGGGAATCCGCCGATTTTGTTATCGTAAATTATGACATTTTGAAAAACTTTCATGATCCAAAAAATCGGGAAGAAAGTCAAATATTGAATGAAGGATTTGGGTTGGTCATTATTGATGAAGCACATTATATTCAAAACACACAAGCACAAAGAACAAAACTTATTAACGATTTTGTTAAAAAAATTGATAGATTATGGTTATTAACCGGAACACCAATGACATCAAGACCAATAAACTATTATAACTTATTAAGTTTGATTGATTCACCCGTTGCAATGAATTGGATGGCTTATGTTATGAGATATTGTGAAGGTTATCAATTCAAGGTAGGGAATAGAAAAGTTTGGAATGTTAATGGTGCGTCAAATCTTGAAGAATTAAGAGATAGAACATCTCGTCAAGTATTAAGAAGATTAAAAACCGACGTATTGGATCTTCCTGAAAAAATCATCACACCCGTTTATCTTAAATTGAAATCTTATGAATATGAACGATTGATGGGTGAATATTATGATTGGTATGATAACTCTAAAGAATCTACCTCATTAACCGTACAATTCACTAAATTAATGAAGGTTAGACAGGTTATATCGGAAGAAAAAGTAAAATCAACAATTGAATTATGTGAAAACATTATTGAACAAGGAAAGAAAGTAATTGTTTTTACCAATTTTACCAACTCGTTAAACTCTATCTTATCTCACTTCGGAAAAAAAGCGGTTGGTCTTGATGGTAGTATGCCTCAAGGTATGAGACAAGATAACGTTGATAAATTCCAAAATGATGAAAATATTATGGTGTTTGTTGGGAACATTAAAGCAGCTGGGGTTGGTATCACATTAACATCTGCGGAAGTTGTTGTTATGAATGACCTGTCATTTGTACCGTCAGATCACTCACAAGCCGAGGATCGTGCTTATCGTTATGGTCAAAAAAATAACGTTTTGGTATATTATCCTATTTTTGATAACACGATTGAGGGTATTATTTATAACATTCTACAAAAGAAGAAAAACATCTTTGAAACCGTTATGGGGGATAATTTAAGTAAGGGTGATATGGTGGAGGAAATCATGAATATGATTAACACAAAAAGATAATGATATATTTATCATTATGAAAGTTAAAGTAACAGAAGATAAGTTATACCCTGTTTTCAAAAAATTTATGGAAACTCAGTTTAAGAATTATGAATGGATCGAAGATAATTATGATGTTGTTTTGTTTATGAGTCCCGGAGGAGATTCTTATTTGGCGTTGAGTAAAGATAAAACTTTATTAATTTATGCTAAAACCGCAAAAAAAATCCTTAATTACCTTCCTATGGAACGATCTATGTTCCTATCACTTATGACTAGATGGGTAGGAGAGACCTTAAATATTAAGGGTATAACCCTCTCGCAGTTTCAACAGTTGGTTTTGATTAGCCTTAATAGATAATAATAATATATTTATCATTATGAAAGTTAAAGTAACAGAAGAAAAGTTATATCCATTATTCAAAAAATTCATGGAAACTCAGTTTAAGAAATATGAATGGAGAAAAGGTAAATTTGATTCCATTTGGTTCATAGACCCTGAAGGATATGGTCACATGGGATTGTTGAAAAATAAAGAGTTATTAATCTATCGTGAGATTAAAGATCAAATTCTTCGCTACATTCCTATGGAAAAATCTATGTTACAAACACTTATGAGTAAGTGGGTAGAAGAAACCCTTCAAGTTGAAGGGTTAACCGTTCCCACTGTACCCCAATTTACAATACCGCGTTTTTATGATGGTGATACCTTTCCATTATAAGAATATTTATCAATATGAAAGTTAAAGTAACAGAAGATAAGTTATACCCTGTTTTCAAAAAATTTATGGAAACTCAGTTTAAGAATTATGAATGGAGAAAAGATCGGAATGATGACATTTGGTTTTCAGATCCTAAAGGGTATGGTCATTTGGGATTGGTACACATTAAGGATTTATTGATCTATCGTGATATTAGAAAAAAAATACTTCCTTATCTTCCTATGGAACAATCTATGTTAAACTCACTTATGAGTAAGTGGGTAGAAGAGACCCTTCAAGTTAAGGGGTTAGCCCCCACTTTGGCAAGACACGAATCCTATCCATTAGTTGATGGATCCTTTCCATTATAAGAATATTTATCATTATGAAAGTTAAAGTAACAGAAGAAAAGTTATATCCAGTATTCAAAAAATTTATGGAAACTCAGTTTAAGAATTATGAATGGACAAAAGATGAATATGGGTGTATTGATTTTGTGGATCCTGAAGGATTTGGTCATTTGGAATTGGAAAACAATGAAGATTTATGGGTTTATGGTGATATTAAAGATCAAATTCTTCGCTACATTCCTATGGAAGAATATATGTTAGAATCACTTATGGGTAGATGGGTTGGAGATACCTTTCAAATTGAGGGTATAAACACCAGTATAGAATCGTTTCCAAATTTTTAAATCGTTGAAAATGCCTTTCCATTGTAAGAATATTTATATGGTATGAAAGTCAAGGTAACAGAAGAAAAGTTATATCCAGTTTTCAAAAAATTCATGGAAACTCAGTTTAAGAAATATGAATGGAGAAAAGATGAACTTGGGACTATTTGGTTTATGGATCCTGAAGGATTTGGTGATCTGGAATTGGGAGATAAAAATTTATGGGTTCATCGTGATATTAAAAATAAAATTCTTCGTTATCTTCCTATGGAAGAATCTATGTTAGACTCGCTTATATCTAGATGGGTTGGAGATACTTTTCAAATTGAGGGTATAAACATCCTCGAGATGTGATTGCCATGGTAGGAGGAAGTTGGTGATACCTTTCCATTATAAGAATATTTATATGGTATGAAACTACTTGAGAGAAAAATACATTTACTAGAATCTTTATTGGATGGTAAGAATATTTTTGAAGCCAATTATAAAGCACAAAAATTAGATTATAACTTAAATTCATTATCAGATTTTATCGGTAAAGATACTATGGATGTTCATTATAATGGACATTATAAAACTTACCTTAAAAAATTAAATGAACTTCTACCGGATGAAAAAATGATCCCAATAGAAGATTTAATTAAAAAAATATCAAGGTATAACAAGAAAATTAGGAATAATGCTGGTGGTGTATATAACCACCAACTATTTTGGAAAATGTTATCACCAAACAAAACAAAACCATCTAAAGAACTATTAGAAAAAATTAACAAAGATTTTGGTTCTTATGATGAGTTCAAACAAAAGTTTGAAAAAGTGGCATTAGACAGGTTTGGTTCAGGATGGGTTTGGTTAATTATGGGTAAAAGTGGTAGGTTACGTGTCGTATCTACACCCAATCAGGACAACCCCGAGATGAATATTATTAGAAATGGAGGAAAAATTTTATTGGGGCTTGACATTTGGGAACATGCGTATTATCTTAGCTACCGAAATGAGAGAGACCGATATATCAAAAACTTTTGGAAAGTGGTAAATTGGGATTTCGTAAGTTCAGAATATCAGAAACTTAAACCAACTAAATAATGAAAAACTCATTTGTTCTCAACGAAGAAAAAGTAACAAAATGTTCCTATTCCGAAGTTAGTAAGTACAAAGATTTGTTTAACCGTAATCCTAAAGTAAAGTGGATTTATCGTGAAGCAATTGACAAAGCACTCGAAGTGGTGTTTAAAGATTTATGGCAAACTCACCCAAAAGGTTCCGAAACTGTTTCAGGAGTTTTTAATTTAGAAGGACCCGGTAGATCGGTTTTGAATAAGTTAAATACCAATTATAGTGCATTCGCCATATTAGTTAGAGATATCAATAAGGTATTAAAATCAAGAGGTATCCAACTTTTGAATTTTAATGGAACACAAGACGACCAACTTTTTGAAGCAAGAAAAATGGCTAAGGTGATTGACACATTCAAAGAACGAATATTCAACACCGAATCATCCACATTTAATAGTATTATGGCAACACTTAATCGCACACATAAATTAGGTGAGAATAGAGAAGATAGTGTTGTTAATTTTTTGAAAAGGATCTATGGTGACGATAATGTTTCAAAGATTGGTGGGTTAAATAGTTCTGAAGATATGACATCGGGTGTTGATGTTTTAATTAAAACTGAGGGTAATACTAAAACCGCTCAAGTTAAACCTTTCTACAAAACATTAAATGATGGTGTGACTATTAGGTTCGCAGATACTGGTAACGTTAAAAAATACGAGACAGATTACCTGATTTTTGACGGTACTAAAGAAATCTACATTATGAATAACAATCAAACCGTTATTGTTGAAGGTGAATATTCTTTTCCGAGTGAGTCAGTAATTCATATATTATCAAAGTAATTGATATTTATATGAAAAAAGACTATGGCAATTATCCCTGAACCAGAAAGAAGTCAATTATACAAAAGAATTAAAAATCTTTTAGGTGCCCCAATCCGATCAGTAGAGATTGAGGATGAAATGATGGATTCACTTATGGAATTATCCATTGGTGATTATAGCCAATACGTGTTAGATTGGTTGATAGAATCTCAATGGACATCTCTTTATGGATTGAATTTAGATGAGAAATCCGTTGCAAACGCACTTGTTAGAAGAACTTTAGATTGGGAAACACAATATACCTATGCATATTCAAAAATTGTAGGATTACAAACAAATGGTCCTTGGGTGTTAAAACAAGATTATTTTGATTTAATGCCAAACCAACAACTTTATGAGATTCCCGCAGGAAGAGAAATAAACGAATTAATGTGGTTTACAAGACCTGCATTAAATAACACATTGTTTGATCCTTGGTCTATGGGTTTCTTGGGTGGTCCCGGTATTGGTGGTCCTGCGGGATTTTCACAGATGGGGTTCCAAGGAGGTTATTTTATGATGTCAGCATATGATATGGTGGCACGTATGCAAGATATTAACCTTAAATCAAGAATTTTAGGTTCGGATCTTACATATAAAATCACCGCACTTCCCGACGGAAAAAGAATGGTTCACCTTTTGAATGTTCCCGGTGGTAAATTTAATTTTGGTAATATTGGATATAATCAATATAGAGTATTCTATTGGTATTACGATACCACAGACGATAACAGAAACGATTGTTTAGCCGCTAATCCCGATATTGTTAAGTTACCTTCAGATGTTCCATTGGATAACCTATCCTGGGTAGATCTTAACGCACCCGCCCAACAATGGGTTCGTCGTTGGTTTACGGCTTACGTTAAAGAAACTTTATCAAGAGTTAGAGGGAAGTATTCGGGTAACTTAAAAACACCTGATTCCGAACTTCAAATGGAATATACAACACTTCAAACCGAAGCTAAAGACGAAAAATCTACACTTTTAGAAGAACTTAAATTACGTTTAGAAAGACTACGTCCTGAAAAACAAATGGAAAAAGAAGCATCAATTGCTGAAAACCTAAATAAACAACTTAAATTCAGAGCGTTTAAAGTCCCAATTCAAGCAATCTAATATGCAAGTTAAAAGAACTATCGTAAGAACAAGTTTACCTGATCAACGTAGAACGTTGGTTACGGATTTAGAAGTATTCACAACAAATGGTGAAACCTTAGTCATCGCTAAGAATAATTGTAAAATCAAACTAAATTCACAATTAGGTGATTCCATAATTATTAAAGTATTAAATGGTGCCTTAATTATTCCTGATTTTGGTCGAATTGACGAAGAATGGGATGAAATCGTTTTGGAAAAAGGTGCTTGTGTTGATTTTAGGTTCGTTGAAGGAAATTGGTACATTCTTTCTTCAGATGGATTGAAAACAGTTTAAATAAACTGTTCCCAATCTTCTGATGCGTTTTCATACATATAGTATGGATCCAATCCCCTCTTTTCCCAATATTTGAATTCATCCTGAGAGATGGTCAATACTTCCTCTAAGGAATCTTGGTCACCATCTTCTAATGGAAGACCGTTTACCAACTCACATTGTGTTGCGGTAAATAATCCTCTCTTTTCAGGTTCAGATACCAAAAGTTCGTTTCTTACTTCCTCACCAAAAACAACCATTAAAGGTTCCAAACGTTTGTTAAACGTTACAATTGCTCTCGGAACATTATAATCACCCAACAAGTTAGGATTGTTCTCAATATCAGCAGGATCCAAACGATAACAGTTAATCTTAACCGTGGGATCAAAATATTGACCAGGATTATTCACCTTACCATAAGCATTCATTTGATCTTCCATCTCCTTTTTAGCCTTGGCACTTGTTACTTTTTGAACATCCCCGTGAGACGCTTTGGTACCATTATTCACATAATAAATCACATCACCAAGATTAACAGAAATACCATCTTTCATAGCGAGTTCCATATGAGCCATTCTACTCATAGAGTTACCTGCTTTGGTGGTTGATGAACATCTGATTTTGTAATCTTCCATACTTAGTTTCACCTTGGCTCTCTGAGCAATCTTAACAAGGGGAATTTGTTTGTTATAGATCTTATCAAGATACTCATAATAATACTCAACAAATTCTTTACCCTCACCTTTAAGTAACATCTTAATACCTTTGTCCAAGAACTCTTCAATATATACCGGTAGTTTCTTTGATTTAATCGTATTACCAACAAGTTTGATTTTACCTTTATCTGTGATAAGAGCATAGTTCTTTCTTGCGATGTTAATACACGACGGCCAAACACCATCAGTGTCCAACGCCATCTCACCCCTCATAAATAAGTCATTGTATTCGGCAACATCTGCTTCAGCACCTGTGTATTCCTTACCCTCTTTTACCTTCCAATTGTTACCCTTACCAATATATTTACGATCCTCAACATCATCGGGTGATGAAAAGTTTACACCATCGGTATCCATCACCAAGGGTTTATAACCTTTCTTCATAAAGAATTTAATCATCTGTCTTAAATACTGACGACCTGTACAAGTGATCTGTTCCCCCATATACATATCACCCCAATGATATACTTGTGGTGCAGATAACGCCCCAAACATAGAATTGATGAAGATCTTAATCGGAAGTTGTTTTCGGTCATAAGATAATGACTTTTTAGGATCCGACTTACTGAAGTCCTCGGCAAGTTGTTTGTATTTGATACGAGTATCTCGGAAGTATTTTAACATCCCCTTCATCGCACCTGTAATATCACACTTAGGGAATACATCGTGAACCAACTGAATTGATGGATAAAGTGACGAAAAGTCAAGTTTCAATACATTCTTAGAATATCCCACAGTAATTAGTCGTGAAAGACCACCAACAAAATCAGTTTTACCTTGTTTCTCGGGAACTGCAAGATTGTATTTGTATGACCACGCCAACATAATCATCTTCCATAATGTGGCGGTTCCCATTGTTGAAACCCTCTCATATGTTGTCGGTACCTGTGATGCCAACAAAAATGATCCTTGTGAAAATTCTTCATCCACTTTTAAGGTTTCTTCCAAGTCATCGTCAAGATACATCTCAACCAACTCTCTACCACTAATCTTCTTATATACACCGGGGAACCTAACATCCAAGTCGTTGAATTGTGGATTATCTGCTTTCTTGTATTTACCGTTAGTCACATTTAACCAAAAATCTTCATTATCACGATAAAAAGGTCCGATGTCCAAGTGATCAATATATACACGATCAGGTGCCTCGGCTTCAATATATTGTGTAATATACTTAAGACCCGCACTTTTGATACTCGAGTTAATCGCTTGTGCTCTACGA